GTACGTGAAAGCTGTCAGAAAAACTATCGCAGCGTTGCCGGGTGGTTACGCTGAAGCAGCTGACTGGCTGGATGTAACAGAAAACGCATTATTTAACCGCCTTCGTGCCGATGGCGATCAGATTTTCCCGCTGGGATGGGCAATGATTTTGCAACGTGCTGGTGGAACTCACTTCATTGCTGACGCTGTGGCGCAGTCTGCAAATGGCGTCTTTGTGTCTCTTCCTGACGTCGAGGATGTGGACAACGCGGATATTAACCAGCGCCTGCTGGAAGTCATTGAACAGATTGGCAGTTATTCCAGACAGATTCGTTCGGCAATCGAAGACGGTGTGGTGGAACCGCATGAGAAGACAGCAATTAACGACGAGCTGTATCTCTCAATTTCGAAGCTGCAGGAGCATGCAGCACTGGTCTACAAAATCTTTTGCATTTCAGAAAGTAATGACGCCCGCGAGTGTGCAGCTCCGGGCGCCGTGGCGTGTCGTGACTGTGGAGAAACTAACGCATGAACAGTTTAACAACACACTACCGTCGCTCGCAACTGATTGCGCTTCCTGTACCGGGTGGAAAAGCGAAGGTGGAGTATTGCTATGCAGTTAATGTACCAGGTGACAGGGAAATTGTAACCCACAGCTTTGCTGAGTGGGCTGTGGGTGATTTCAACCGGCAGAAGGAGACAGTCCTTTGCGACAAGTTAACCGCTGGTTCAAAGATCACTACGGAGTGCCCGTCAGAGTCATTCGTTGGGAGCCGGAAACACAACGAGTTATCTACCTCCGCGAAGGCTATGAGCATGAGTGCTTCAGCCCGCTCGAACAGTTTCGTCGTAAATTCAGGGAAATAGAGGTCGGTCATGAGCACTAAATTAACCGGCTATGTATGGGATGGTTGCGCTGCATCAGGCATGAAGTTATCCAGCGTGGCAATTATGGCCCGCCTGGCTGATTTCAGTAATGACGAAGGTGTGTGCTGGCCATCAATTGAAACCATTGCCCGCCAGATTGGCGCGGGGATGAGTACCGTCAGAACGGCTATCGCACGGCTGGAAGCAGAAGGCTGGTTAACGCGTAAGGCGCGTCGCCAGGGTAACCGCAATGCGTCGAATGTTTATCAGCTTAACGTTGCGAAGCTTCAGGCAGCGGCATTTTCTCAACTGTCAGATTCTGACCCGTCAAAATCTGACGCATCAAAATCTGACCCGTCAAAATTTGATGCGTCGAAATCTGGCAAAAAAGCGGGTTTTCACCCGTCAGAATCTGGCGGGGATCCGTCAGTAAAATCAAAACATGATCCGTCAGATAAAAATACTTCTCGTCCGGACGCTTCGCAACCGGACACGCAGACGGCTGAACAGGAGTTTTTAACTCGCCATCCTGATGCGGTTGTATTCAGCCCTAAAAAGCGCCAGTGGGGAACGCAGGATGATTTGACCTGCGCACAGTGGCTCTGGAAAAAAATCATCGCCCTGTACGAGCAGGCCGCCGAATGTGACGGCGAGGTGGTTCGTCCCAAAGAACCGAACTGGACAGCCTGGGCAAACGAAATTCGCCTGATGTGTGTGCAGGATGGTCGTACTCACAAACAAATCTGCGAGATGTACAGCCGCGTCAACCGCGATCCGTTCTGGTGCCGTAACGTGCTCAGCCCGTCGAAGTTGCGGGAAAAATGGGATGAGCTTTCCCTGCGCTTATCACCGTCCGTCAGCACGTACACCGAAAAACGCGAAGACCCGTACTTCAAATCCAGTTACGACAACGTGGACTACAGCCAGATCCCGGCAGGATTCAGGGGGTGATCATGAGTCTGTTAAATGACGTTCAGAAATTCATTGAAGCCCATCCGGGGTGTACTTCCGGAGACGTTGCGGATGCTTTTGCAGGTTACTCACGGCAGCGCGTTCTGCAGTCAGCAAGCAAGTTACGTCAGAGTGGGCGTGTGGCTCACCGTTGTGAAGGAGATACACGCAGACATTTCCCGCGCCTGACTGAGAGAGCGCAGGAGCCGGAACCACAACCAGTTCGTGAAACCAGACCTGTGCGCAATTTCTATGTCGGCACTAACGATCCCCGGGTGATTTTGTGCCTGACCCGCCAGGCTGAAGAACTGGAGTCAAGGGGCTTATACCGTCGTGCTGCAACGGTGTGGATGGCGGCATTCCGTGAAAGCCACTCCCAGCAAGAGCGAAACAATTTTCTTGCGCGTCGTGAGCGGTGCTTACGGAAAAGCAGCAAGCGCGCTGCATCGGGTGATGAGTGGTATCTGTCAGGGAATTACGTGGGGGCTTAATGACGACGTTAACTCAATGCCAGCAGCAGGTGCTGGATATGCTGATTTCTTATCAGAAAGAACGTGGCTTCCCGCCAACCAATCAGGAGGTGGCAACCATGCTGGGATACCGTTCAGTGAATGCAGCGGTGGAGCATCTTCGCGCACTGGAGAAAAAAGGCGTCATCACGATAAAGCGTGGTGTGGCCCGGGGGATCACGCTTCATACCGTGGTGAAGGACGACGACAGCGAGGCGGTCGGGATTATCCGCTCACTGCTTGCCGGTGAGGAAAACGCCAGGCTGCGTGCAGCCCACTGGTTACATGAGAGGGGCCTGAAAGTATGAAGCTGATCCTGCCTTTTCCGCCCAGCGTGAACACGTACTGGCGACACCCCAACAAAGGGGCGTTTGCTGGTAAGAGCCTGATAAGCGCGGCGGGGCGAAAATTCCAGAGCGCGGCGTGTGCAGCAATAGTTGAGCAGTTACGTCGTCTGCCAAAACCAACGTCGGCACCTGCTTCAGTGGAGATCGTGTTGTTTCCTCCGGATAACCGGATCCGCGATCTGGACAACTATAACAAGGCGCTGTTTGACGCCCTGACCCACGCGGGTGTGTGGGAAGACGACAGTCAGGTGAAAAGAATGCTGGTGGAGTGGGGACCGGTTATCCCGGAGGGGAAGGTCGAGATCACTATCAGTAAGTACGAAAAAGCGAGTTGCAAATTAGCAACTCGGTAACGGAATTGAGCAACACCCTAAATTTGGGTATTACCTCGTTAAAGATACTGTATTTATGAACAGTGTATCCTTGATAACTATTAAAAATCGCAGTAAGTTCATCCTGCATCAACGAAAAGGGAGTGCAGTCCCGCTCGTGGATAAAAATTTGTGGAGAAACCAATGAATCAGTTGCTTGTAATTGATGGCGTTTCTGTGCGCCAGTACTTCGAATCTAACTACTGTCTTAACGACCTTCAGAAAGCTGCTCTTCTTGCCGCTGGTGAGAATCGCTCCTCCCGTTCGCTGGAAGTTCACGAGTTTATGCGTCGTCCTGAAACGAAGGCTCTTGTGGAATTATTGGAAGAAGAAACTACGGGAGATTCCCGTAGTATTCCTGTCATCACCATTCAGGGGCGCAATGGTGGGACGTATGTCTGTAAAGAGCTGGTCTATGCATATGCAATGTGGATCAGCCCGGCATTCAGCTTAAAAGTGATACGTACTTTTGATGCGCTTCATAATTCATCACCAGAAGAAACCACATCTGACAAAATTAAATCCGGGGTCATTCTGCTTGAATCAGCAGCAAAGACTCTAAATCTGTCAAACTCCTCGAAACTTGGTGCATACCAGAAATTATCAAAGGTAGCTGGTCTTCCTGAACTTATGCCGATCTATGCCATTGATGCACCTGCTGATGCGCCAGATGGTTCAAGCCGCCCTACGCTGTCGCTGAGTGCACTGCTGAAGCAGTATGGTATCCGCCTGACGGCTAATCAGGCATATCACCAGATGGCGAAGCTGGGGATCGTTGAACAACGCGAACGATACAGTCGTACCGCGATTAACAACATCAAAAAATTCTGGTCGCTGACCGCGAAAGGCTGCATGTTCGGCAAGAACATCACCAGTCCTGCAAATCCGCGCGAGACGCAGCCGCATTTCTTCGAATCCCGATTCCCTGAGCTGTTAAAGCTGCTCGATACCGTTCATTGAGGTGACCGTGAGAGCACTACTGACCCCTGAAATTGCCCCGCGTATGGGGATCGTATTGTTCAGACCAGGTTCAGAACTGATGCCCCTGTTTATGCAGGGGCGTGTCCTGCTGGAGCCTGAGCCGGAACGTTATTCATCTTTCGCCAGTGGTGCCGTTCCGGCGGTATCACAACCGCTGGCGGATGATCCTGCCGTTCGGGCCGTGTTCCGCAATGAGGCAGTGATCCGTCGTGCTGGTGGCGTGGAATGTCTTGAAAGCTGGTTACTTCGTGAAAAAGGCTGCCAGTGGCCTCATTCCGACTGGCACAGCGAGAACATGACCACAATGCGACACGCGCCGGGTGCAATCCGTCTGTGCTGGCACTGTGATAACCAGCTGCGCGATCAGTTCACGGAACGGCTGGAATTAATGGCAACGGATAACTGTGCCCGCTGGGTGTTGTCTGTTGTGCGTCGGGATCTCGGTTTTGATGACAGTCACGTTGTGACAATGCCGGAACTGTGCTGGTGGCTGATTCGTAATGACCTGGCGGATGCCTTACCGGAAAGCGCAGCCCGTAAGGCACTGAGATTACCGAAGCCTGTTGTGCCGTCTGTCACCCGGGAAAGTGACCTTGTGCCTTCGGTTCCTGCCACCAGCATCATCCAGGATAAGGCGAAAAAGGTGCTGGCGCTGAAAGTGGATCCGGAGTCGCCGGAGTCTTTTATGTTACGCCCAAAACGTCGCCGCTGGGTTAATGAAAAGTACACGCGCTGGGTTAAGACACAGCAGTGTGCATGTTGTGGAAAGCCCGCAGATGATCCCCACCACCTGACAGGTCACGGTCAGGGTGGAATGGGAACAAAAGCGCATGACCTTTTTGTGTTGCCTTTGTGCAGAAAGCATCACGACGAGCTGCATGCGGATACCGTGGCATTTGAAGAGAAGTATGGCTCCCAGCTGGAGCTGATATTTCGTTTTATCGATCGTGCGC